GCGTATGCCTCGTACCCTGGCACGTCATTTACGTCGTCCCAGAGTTCGAGGGGGTACAAGCCGACCCCGGGGGCGTCGTAAACCCTGATGTCGCGCCCAGATGGCGCGGCGCCCCACTGCCCGGCCGCATCATTCCACGTCAGCAGGGTTGCTCGCCCGCCCTTGATCGCCACGCGTGCGCCGCGCGCGCCCACGCCGGAAAGCCCGGCCGAGGACAGCGCGCCCGCGTTGGATTCCACGTAGACCGTTTTTTTTGACCTCGGCTTTTCTCCGCTGTCGCCTTCGTGCCCAGGGTCGGATCTCGCCGCCTTGTTGCGAGTAGTGGTCCCGTCTTCGTGAACCACATACCGAGACCCCTTCTCGGTGACGTAGCCCGAAACCGCGCCACCACCAGCGCCACCCCCGAAGAACTCCGCCGCCTCCGCGTCCAGCCGCTCCATTTCCGCCGGCGAAATCCCGTCCGGGTCGAGCCGGGCATGCCGCTCGATCTCCTCGGCATTCGGCAGCCGCGGCACGGCCGCGACCCAGCGCGCCATCGGGATCGAGACATCGCCGGCGGCCAGTTGCTCGGTCAGCGCGTCATCGCCGCCGACCAGATCCGCCAGCAGTTTGGGGTCGTTCTGAAACAGGACCTTCGCGTCGTCGGCCGACAAATAGACCCGCTCGCCGCTGGCGACGGCCTCAGCGACCGCGGCGACATCCTCCGGGTTGCGCTCCCCGAGCCGCATGTCGCGCGCGGCCTGGGTGATCTGCTGCAGGTCCGCGGCATCGTCGGCCGAGGACAGCGCCCTGGTCAGCTCGGCGTCGCCGTAGCCGCGCAGGGGCGCGGTCGCGACGTACAGGCCGCCGGACATCGCGCCGCCCTGAATGATGCTGTCGCGGACGCCGCGGGCGTAGTCCTCGCTGCTGTAGTCGGTGTCGAGGATGATCTCGTCCGACGCCATCTGACCCAGCGTCGTCGGAACTTCGGTGGCGGCGCCGGTGGCGGTGACGGTGGCGAGACGGCCGGGCGCGGACTGCATGGCGCGACCGAGAAGCTGGTCGGCCAGCCGAGGGCCGACCGCGCGCGCCAGGGTGTCTTTCACGAACGGCGCGCCGTAGCGGGCGACGCCGAGGGTGATCGAGTCGAGAACGCCCTCAAGCGTGCCGTGGACGACGCCGCTGGTTGTCGCTTGCGCGGGCGTCGCGCCGTCGGCGATCGCGCTGCTGCGCTGCTGGAATGCGGTCCCGGTGCCGACAAGCCCGGCGCCGACCGCGGGGTTTCGCGTCGCGACCGCGGCCGCCATGAGCGGCACCGAGCGCGCGACGCCCATCGCGTAATACCCCGGGGTCCCGTCGCCATACGATTGCTGCAGCGCTGACACCTCGTCGCGGGCCGCCGCAGCTTCCGCCGCCCGCTTCGCGCGCTCGGCCTCGAACCTGGCGCCGGCCTCTTTCCGGCCGGATGCGCGAGGGTCCGCCACGCCGAGCGCGATCGACCGCGCCGTCGCGACCGTGACCTTCTCGCTGCCCTGCACGTTCTTGCTGGCCTCCGCCGCGGCCTCCGCAGACGCCGCCAGCAAGCCGCGCGACTCAGTCGCCATGACCTCCGCGGCATCGTCCAGGTTCTGCAGGAACGCCTGCCCGCGCTCACCTTCGAGAAGTGGGCCGAACAGCGAATAAACGCTCTTAGATAGCAGCGACTCGCGGCGCCACTTCGGAGACTTCAGCGCATCGGCTAGCCGGCCGACGCCAGCGGCGTCGTCCTGCGCCAGCGTCCGCCACCGCGCGTCCGCGATGAGCGGCGCGACCTCGGGGTGACGCTCGCCCAGCGCCGTGAACTCGTCCTCGCGGTCCTTGCGCTCGTAGTCCGGCAGGTTGTCGGCGACCAGCTCCGGTGCGACGCCGTGGCGATCGGCCAGCTTCGCGGCCCGGGCGAACTGATCGGGGTTGCGGTCGGCCGACACCAGCCCGGCGGCCTGCCGCCGCTGGGTCATGTCGTCGCGGATCTGCCCGTCGATCTCGTTGAACCGGGCCAGGATGTCGTCGGTCACTGCGCGCCCCCTGTCTGCGTCCGCGCGAGATAGCTATCGACCCACCATTCCGGAGGGCTGGCGTTGTAGCGGGCCCGGTACGCGGCGCGGACCTGCTCGCGCTGTCCTTCGCTGAATTGTTGGAAATACCGCTCGGCCGCTTCGTAGATCAACGGCTGCCCGTCTTCAAGTCGCTGTTCGTTGCGCTGCATCCGCGTCGTCGGCTCGTCGTCGCCGCGCTGCTGTCGCGCCTCGGCGTAGTTGCGCGCGGTCTGGCGCACGATGCGATCCAGCGCCTCGCCCTCGGGCTTCTTGCCGGTGGCGCGGGTGTGGGCCTCCACGGCCATCTGGTAGGCGATGCGCAGCTCGCCGCGATGACGCGCGCGCGGCTCGTTCTTGGCCTCCGCGCCCTTCCCCTTGGCGTCTGCCTCTGCGCCGACGCCGACCAGCCGGAACAGTTGCCCGAGTCGCTGCTCGTCAGTCGCCCAGTCCTCAACATTCGCCGCCTTCTCGCCCCCTTTGCGCTGCATCTCCAGAAACGTGGAAAGGCTGCGGGTGGACAGCCGGTGGGCCTCGGCGGCGATGTTGCGGCGCATGAACGCCTGCGGGTTGAGCGCGGCCTCGCGGGCGAGAGTGTCCACCAGTTGCAGGTCGTCCTGCACGAGCCCGCCCTGCGCCATGCTCTCGCGGTACGACTCCAGCGCCGGAAGCCGGCCGGCCGCGACCGCAGATGCGTAATCCTGCGGCGACAGCAGTCGAGACAGCGGAGCGTTCGGATTGCCGTTGATCGCCTGCAGGATGCGCGTATCGCGCGCCTTCTCCGCCTCGGCCTCAGCACGAGCCTCCAGCGACTGCATGGACCGCGCCCGCGCCAGTACGCGGTCGCGCCGATCTTGGTTCGGGATGGCCTGGGCTCGGCGCTCGATCTCGATCCAGTCGATTTTGCCGTCGGCGGTGCGGGCGGGCGCCATACCGGGTGAGCTAGCTCGCCCGGTGGTGGGCGCGCTCGCCCGGCCATCTCCGGCGCGCCGCTGGTGGTTCGCGATGACCTCGGCGACCGTCTTTCCGCGCAGGTACGGGTTCGCGGCGATGTCCCGCGCCGGCAGGATTCGCGCGATCGGCGTGTTCGGGTCGGCCCGCAGGACGGCGCGCGCGCCGCCGAGGCCGAAGTGGTGGGCCAGATACACCGTTTGCGGCGTGACCGGGAGCCCGGACTCGTAGAGCCCGCGGGCATTCTCGACGGCGTAGGCCTCGGTCATCTGCCGGGCGATGTCTGGACCGTTGCGCAGGGCCAGGATCTCGTCCCGCGACTTGCCCGCGACCAGATCGGGGCGGACTCGCGGCAGCATCTCCAGCCAGGTCGCGGCGATGAACTGCCCGGCGCCGGTGGCGCTGCTGCGCGGATTCTTCGCATCGGCCCGACCGCCGGACTCCAGCCCGATCGTCCGGCCGACCGATGCCCGCGCGATCTCCTCCGCTTGCCGAAGCGACGTGGCTGCACCTTCGAACACGGGCATGCCGGCCGCCGCCGGGGGGGTTCCGTTTATCCAGGACTGGATGTCTGCAGCGGCGTCGGCGTCCAGCAGCACCGGCCGCAGCGTGGCCTCGGCCCGGGTCGCGTCCTCGCCAGTCAGCCGGTCGCGGATGCTCTCCAGATAGACCGCGGCATCAGACGGATCGACGGCCACCTTGCGCGCGAGGACCGCAGAATAGACCCGGCTCGCCGCTGCAGCGCGCAGGGTCTCGCGCATGGCGTCGTCGCCACCGTCCAGCGTGACCCGCTGATCGGCCGCCAGCATCGCGCGCGCCGCCTCGGCGTCCACGCGCTCGGGGTCGAGATAGTTCAGAACCGCGGTGTTCTCGGCGCTCGCCAGCAGTGCGTCGGCCGAGGCGACGGCGTAGCGCCGCCCTTCCTGCACCGAATGCCGCATGAGTATCCGCTCGGCGTCCTGTCGTCGCGCCGATGCGCGCTGCCCGGCCCACTCCCGAAGTTGCGGCGGCGCCTTCGCGATGATCGCGCCCTCGCGCGCGCGCCACCCCTTGTCGAACTGCTCGCCGATGCCGATCGCATCGCGGCCCTGCTTGTTCAGCAGACCGGTTTCGGGGGCGTGCAGTTGCTCGGTTTCGAGCCGGGAGAGCTGATTCTCGATCTCCAGCTGCGCGGCCCGATTGGCGTCCTCTTGCTCGCGCTCGGCGATGCTACCAAGTACGCGCCCGACCGAATCCATCCCGCGCGCAAGGGATGCGCTCGCCGCGCCGATCGCTTCGGCCCGGCCGTCATTGATGCGGACGCCGGGCAGAACGCGGGCCTCGACCTGCCGAGTGTCGTACCGCGGAACGCGCGCCATATCAGCCGCCACCCTGCGAACGGCGGAATGCGCCGGACTGATACCCCTGGTAGCCCATGCTTGCCAGATTGCCGGCCGTCGTGAGCCAGGTCCCGCGGGCCTGCTGGTTGCCGCTCCAGCGTGCCATGCGCCCCTGGTTTCGGCTGTTGACGGCCTGCGTCCGGAAGCCCCACGCCTCATTCATGGCGTTGAATCGCAGCGTCAGCGCGTCCGTCTCACCCATCGTCGTTGTCTCGTCCGTGATCGCCTCGACGACACCGGAGCCAAGATCGACGCCGTTCGCCGCGAAGTTCGCACGCTGGGTGCCGACCATCTGCCGGACCTTTCCGCGGTGGCGCTCTTCCTCAATCGCGCCGATCGTCGCTGCCTGCTTGGCCCGGAAGTCGTCCAACTCCGCATTCTGTTTCGCGACCTCCTGCGCCGCGCGGCCCTCGGCCTTCGCGCCCTCGGCCTGCATGTACCCGGAGACGGCGGTGAACGCCATCGATGCGACAAGGAGTGCGGCGGGTGCGCACATGGGTCACTCTCCAAGAAAAAAGACGTGAAACGGGTGGCCGTTGACCTCGCGGACCTGCATCGCCTCGCCATCCGCTTCCATGCAGAAGCGGAAGCCGACCCAGCGCAACCAGCGGATCGCGGCGCGGTTCTCGGCGTGGACGACGTTTGCGAGCAGCGGATACCGGCGGCGCATCTCGGCAACCACCGGCCGACATGCGCGCAGGAACGGCACCTGCGCCGACTCGATCGCCGACGATGCCAGCATCCACGGCGAGCCGTGGCCGAGCAGGATGTTGTGCGGCGCGACGCCCAGCATGCACACCGGCGCGCCGTCGATCGTGCCGGTCAGCACGAAGTCGGAAAGCCCCAGCCCCTCGCGCATCGCGCTCTCTGGCGTCGTGCCCAGCGCGCGCATTTCGATCTCGTCGACAGGACGGATGTCGGCCAGGATCGCAGGAATGTCGTCCTCGGTGGCGCGGCGGAGGCCAGCCCTCACGATCCGATCTCCACGCGCGGCTCGATCGCCAGCACCTGCACGCCATACGGCCCGGGCGCCTGCAGGTAGATGCGCGGGTCTTGCGCCCAGTCGCTGCCGACGTTCAGCTCGATCCATTGCGTCCGCAGCTCCGGCGGCGACGACATCGATTGCCGCGTGTCTCGCGGCGCGAACGTCTCCATGCGGTCGAACCCGTAGGCGCTCGCGCGGATGAGGCCGGCGCCCTTGACCAAGATCGCGACCTTCTTCACGACCTTCCGGCGCGTCGCGACCGACTCGCCACCGACGACGACCATGTCCAGCGACTCGAAGTCGGCAGAAAACGGCAGGCCGACGTGCGCCAGGAATGCCGGCTGTCGCAGCGCGATCGTACCCGACGCCACGGCGTACAGGCCGAGGTCGAACCCATCGCCGGCGACCTGCACCTCAAGTCCTTCAAGGTGGCCGAGGCCGGACAGCGTATCCACCGCCAGCGCCCAATACGTGCCGGGCGCCAAGTCGCCGGCGGTCAGCGGACGGCTGGCCGTGCCGCGGACGACGGTCCCGCTGTCGCGGGCCGAGATCCGGATGCGGACCGGCGTCTCGTTGTACTGCAGCACGATCTCGTCGCCGACGCTCGAGGGCGAGAAGATCGACGCTGACGCCGTGACCGTCACCTCGGCGCCCGGGGTCGCGCCGCCGGCCAGCGTCAACGTCGTGGCCGTGGTGTTGCGGCCGTCGTAGGTCAGCGCGCAGTCCAGCCCGACGCCCTCGCGGAAATCGTTGTGCGCCTGATCGGCCAGCCGCTCGTAGTACTGCACCGCAACCCCGCCGACGATGCGCTCGACCACGAGATAGGTCCCAAACCCGCCATCCTCCGGGATCGATTCGACGGCCAGGATGCGGCCCTGCGTCTCGCGGCGCGCCCATGCGACGACCTGATGCTCGCGCTTGTAGGTCATCGACAGCATGACGCCGTCGTCGCGCACGGAAAAGACCGCGCTCCACGGCTCCGGGCACCAGCACCAGGACTGCAGCGACCGCCCGCGCAGCAGGTGGCCGGCGAAGGCGGTCAGGTCCGATCCGGCGTAGCCGTCGGCCTCGAACGTGAACGCGAGATCGCGCACCTCGCTGCCCATGAAGGACAGGTAGATCGCGCTCTCGCCGGCATCCAGTGGCGCAAGATTCGCGCTCGCGCCGGAGGACGGCTGCAGTTTCGCGGATACCGTGGTCGGCGCCAGCGGCGCGCCATCCCCGCCGATCTTCCAGACGCCGCCGGTGGTGAACGCCAGAAGGTCGCGCTTCGGGATCAGGCCCACCACCTGATTCAGCTGGCGGCCGTTGAGCGTGACCGAGAACGAATCATCGTCCTGCAGCGGGGTCGATTTTCCGAAAAACGAATAGTCGTTGATCCGGGAGAAAAACCCAGTTTGCGGCTGGTCCGCTGTCCCGAAAAAAACGAGGCGGTCCTCGTAGAATTCGGCGACCGCAGGATATCCATACGCCCCATTCCACGCGCCGATCGCCCATACCGAGGTCGCATTGATCGCCGCGGTCGCGTACTCGTTGACGACGACCGTCGCCGTGTTCGCGACCGACTCCAGGAAGGTGATCGTGTCGGCGGCGGCGTCGATGTTCCAGCCCTGAGCCATTACGGCACCTCCCCAATACCGCCATGCCCGCCGCCCGGCGGGTTGTAGTACGGGTCCGAAGGGATCGGGACGCCGTTGATCGTGACGGTGTAGTTTTCGTTCCCCGCCAGCGTCGCGCCGGTGATCGTGTACGGCCCCACGCCGTTCGTGCCGCTGAATGTCCAGGAGCCCGCCGGCGTGCCGACGCCGCCGACGACCTGTGGCGGGAGCGCCTTCAGGACGACAGCGGTCACGGTCTTGGAGTTGGTGAACGCCGTGATCTGCGCGATGCCGTAGCCGGAATGGACGTACTCCCACTCGACGCCGACGCGGTAGGTCGTGCCGCTGAAGGTTCGCGTATCGCCCGGGCCATCCCATTCCCGGCCGGTCTCGTGAATCGGGCGGACGTTGCCGGTTTCGCAGTAGCCGCCACCGGGAACCTGCACCGTGTACGCGCGATACACCTTGCCCTCACTGCGGCGCAACTGACCGACGGCCAGGTCCGGCGTCCGCTCACCCTGAACCCATGGCCTGATCGTGCCCAGCGCCTCGGGCTCCAAGTAGATCAGCGAGCCGACCATGCCGGATGTGAACGTGTCGATGTTCGCCGTGATCGTGACCGTGCCGGTCGATCCGCTGGCGGCCAGCTTGTGCGCCTGGTTGGCGTTGAGCGCCCGGAACGGCCCCTCGCGCGGCTCCAGCAGCGCCAGCGCGAACGAGGTCGCGCTCGTCCGCTTCAGCGTGCGCGGCGCGTAGCCGGTGCACTGCAGGAACGCGGTGTCGGCGGACTGGGTTGTCCGGATCTTCGGCAGGTCGACGTCGGCGTAGGGGTGTGCGATCTCGACAGGCAGCCCGCCGCCGGTCAGCACCAGCGCCCCGCGGTAGATGAATCGGATGAACCCGTCGTTGAGCGCGCAGAGGTAGGACAGATCGGCGCTGACCTGAAACCGCAGGAAGCGGGTCGGCCGCGCGGAGTTGCGCGCCGCGGCGCAGTACAGCGTGCCAGGCGACCGCTCGATCGCGCCGGTTGGCTTGACGATCCAGCCGCGCAGCAGGCGCGCGCTGATGCCGTAGCGGGCGAGGTCCTGCCGGCCCCACAGCTCGGGGTCGTGCTCGCCGCCGCCGAAGGATGGCTGAAGAAGGCGCGGCACCTCAGCACTCCCACGGGTAGCGGTAGTGCGGGTGGCTCATCGGACCATCGTCCAGAATCGCCCGCACGTCCTCCGGCAGCGGCGCGCGGTCCGGCGCCTGTTCGCCCATGTCGGCCGCCATGGCCTTCGACAGCGCCAGCTCGTACTCGCTGGCCGCGGCGCTCGCGAAGTTCGGCGAAGCATTGAGGGCGAGCGCCAGCTCTTTCGCCAGCCGCCACGCCAGCGCGTCGCGGAACAGGTCATCGGCGAACGCCGGATTGACGATCGCCCGTGTGAAATGCGCCCACGCCTGCGGCAGATCGGTCGCGATCAACTGCGACTCGCCATCGGCCGCGGCGAGGATCTTGTACGGCCAGCGCCAGACCGGGGTGCGCCCAGGGTCCCAATCGGCTGGGCCGAGGCCGTGCAGCTTCGCGCAGCCGGACGGGTATGCGTAGACGTAGCCCCAGCCGGGCACCACTTCGGCCGAGAGCGACAGCGCGGCGGCGCCCTGCGCCCATGACCAACGATGCTCGCGGACCACGGCGCGCATCGTCGGCTCGAACACGCGAGCGCACGCGCGCGCGACCTCGCTGTCGTCCACGGCGGCATCCAGCGACCGGACGGGCCGAGACGCGCCCTGTCCGATGCGGGAAAGGGCGAGGTTGCAGGTATCGACTGCGTTCATTGTGGTCTCGAAAGAAACGGGGCGCCCGAAGGCGCCCCGCTGTCGGTCAGTCCTGCTTCGGCACCCGGCTTCCCGGTTTCGGGCCGGCCACGTTCGGCCGCTCCGGCTCCGGCGGGATGACCGCCGTTTCCGCCGGAGCGAACCAATCGGAACCATCTTTCAGGCGGTCCGGGTGAACGTAGAACTGAGCGCCCTTCGGCCGATAGTCGATGCCGTCGTGGCCGTCGCGAATCGCAATGACGAGCACGGGCTTGTTTTCGGTGGACATGTGCGCCTCTCCTTATGCGGTGTAGCCGCTGCGATAACCGACGTTTCGCTGCGGGTTGAGGGACAGATAGGCATCGAAGGCGCCGGCGGTCAGCGGGCCGCTCGCGACGGTGTAGCGCACATACAGCCAGCGACGAAGCCGCGCCGACGGAATCTGAGCCTGCAGCAGCAGCGTGCCGGCGCTCGCGAATGCGGCGAACGCCAGGGTTCCGCTGGTCGCGAGTACGGTTGCGTTCGTGGTGCCGGCGGAGTCGTCGGCAGTTTCGAGCGTGACCGTCAGCGTGGCATCCGATCCGGTGTCGGTACAGGTCGTGTTGGTGCTCACCACGATCCACGGCGCATGAGCGTTGACGCCGAAGTCGATGCGGCCATTCGGAAAGATGCTGGTGCCGTTGGCCGTCGTCGCGGTCAGGGTGTCGTATTGGTCAGTCGAGATCGCGGTCGAAGTGACGGCCTGCGCGTCGCTGAACTCCAGATTGCGGTCGATGAAAGCCATGGGGTCGCCTCCTTAGGTCAGGGCGGTTTCGGTGGAAAGGATGCGATCCACGGTGCGGATCGGGGTTTCGAGGAACTGCAGCTGCTTCGTCGGGAAGCCGGGGCCGAGCTTGCCGAACTGATTGAACGCATCCTGCACGGACAGAACATTTTGCGAGCGATCCAGCCCCATGGAAGCAAGCGCCCCCTTTACCTGACGGTTGCAGTAGAACGCGAACCGCGCATTGCTGCCCGGCACCAGCGCCTGCGCGCGTGCCATGAGGCGGAGGATATTTGTGCTTGCCGTGGGCGCCTGCGTGCCGGTTCCGGCGAGCAGATCGGAAACCGAGATATTGCAGATGCGCACGACGTAGCGCCAGTCACGAATGTGAAGGCCGAGCTTCCACTTGTATTCCTCGCCGACAGCGCGATAGCGGAGGCCGTTTTCGTCGAAAGCATCGAACTCGCCCAGGTCCGTGACCTTCATTCCCGCAGACGAGCCCTTCGGGAAGATGCCGGTCACCTCTTCGCCCCAGCCGATCAGCCAGGCGCTGGTGCAGTTGCCGGAGCCGCCCGCAGAAAGGGTGTTGTTGGCGAGTTCGCTGTTGTTGACGTTGATGGTGTTATAGCGGACGGCAAGGCCGTTGAACTGCTCCGGGTTGATGCTGGCGTCGCCATAGATGAAAGCCTGCTGCGCGCCCTGGTTGATCGCCTCGATGTAACGCCCCGTCTCTGCGGCCCGGAACTCGCGTGTATTGCCATTGAGTTCCGCGACATCCACGTCGATACGGTTTCGACCGGTCAGGATGCCGCAAAGATCGGTCACGGTTGCGCGCGAACCCTTGCCTTCCGGGGTGCCGCGATACAGCTTGCGGAACTGCGCCGGAGGGAGGCCGGTTTCGATGGTGGCCTGGTGGCCGGTGGGGAGATTGCCCTCGACGTAAGGCATGTCGAACAGCATCTCGTTTTGCTGGGACAGCATCATCGCGAAGGCCGCGATCTTGCCGTCGGGGTCGATGCGCTGCGCCCAGTCGAAAATGGTCAGGGCGCCGGATGCGCTGGGAAGGAGAGCCATAGGTGATTCCTCGTGTGTGGGTTTCGGTTAGCCGCGCGCGCTCGGCAGGTCGCCAAACAGCGCGTCAGCGATGGTTTTTGCTCCGCCCGCACCGCCCCCGCGCTCGCCGGTCTCCGGCGGCACGTAGTCGATGAGGCGGTCGATCAGTCGGATCAGGCCCGGGTGATTGCCCCAGCCGTGGCGATTGAGTTCTTCCTTGATCTCGGGCGTGGCGACGGCGCCAACGGCCGACATGACGCGGCTGCGCACGCCTTCGCCGATGTCCTTTGCCGCCATGGTCTGCTGGAGCCATTCCTCGGACTGCGCCTTGATCCTGGCCGTGAACGCCTCCTCGAGCGCGGCGCCCGCGCCTTCTTCGATCTGCTGCAGCCGCTGGGCGTAGGCTTCCGTCAGCTCGCTGACGAGTTCCTGCGGGACCTTGTGTTTTTGCAGAATCGGCGTGATCGCGGTGATCAGGTCGGCGTCGAGATCCATCCCTTCCGGCGCCTTGAATTCGTAGGCGATCGGTTCCTGCGCCTGCTCGTCAGCGGGCGCGTCGGCGTTGGCTGACGTGTCGTCGGCCGCGGCGTCGGGCTTGGTCTCGGTGCTGGTGTCGGCCGCCTGCGGTGCTGCCGGTGGTGCGGCACTCGTCGCAGTTGCGTCCGTCGTGGCGGTGCCGGCGCTGGGGTCAGCCGTGGCCGTTGCCGCCGTGGTTTCGGCAGTCATGGGGAATTGCTCCGGGGTTGAAGTTGGCCGGCTACTCGCCGGCGTCGTCGTCGTCGGCTGGCGTCTGCGCCAGCTCGGCGCGTTTCTTTTCGTCCGCCGCAGCCTCGCGTTCCATGAGGTGCACGGCGTCGAGATTCAGGGCGCGCAGCTCGTCGATGAGCGGCTTGACCGCCATCTGGCGCCCGATGACCAGGGCGTCGCGGCTGTTGCCGTTGAACACGGGCTGCGCGTGGAAGTTGTCGGACAGAAGCTGGGCCACGATGCGCCGGCCTCGGGCGTCGCCCATGAGCCACGCGAGGTCCTCGGCGCGCCGGCGCTCCAGCCGGCGGCGCTCTCGCTCCTGTCGGTCCTCGCGGCGGCTCACAGCGCCACCTCCATCTGCCCGCCGGCGAGCGCGCCGGAGAGAGCCTGCAGGACCGAG